GTGGTTATGGGAGTAATGACTGGTGTCTTCGGAATCTGGATGGGGCACGAACACAAAGACCACAAAGAAGGATAGCCCTTGTGTTGGGATTTGTGTCTTAGACCAAGATCGTATAAGATGTATCGGGTGCGGTAGAACAATCGAAGAGATTATTAGTTATGGCAAGACCAAGAGTTAATCAATTTGCAAAAGACATGGGGCTGAACCGTAATCAGGCTCAACGGCTTATTAACGAAGGTCGTCGTCGCAAAGACGGCGGGTCCGAAATACTGGATAGCTATTCTCCAGAGCTACGTCAAAGGATGCAGCGCTATGAGGATGCAGAGCGCATATTCACTGAAGACACAAGGATTGGTACGATGTCTGACAAAAAGAAAAAAATGAAGCTGCCTAAGTCGAAGAAAAAAATGTTAGACAAAATGCAGCAGGATAAAACCGACAACCCCGGCACTTTAGAAGATCCTAGAGATGAGATGAACCCGCCTGTTGTTGCAAAAGACGGCAAGTACATGAATTGTCGTGGTGGCGGGGCTGCAATTCAGGGCATGAAGTTTAACGGAGTTAGCTAGTGGCTATGAAGAATCCACCACGCCGCACAGAGATTCGTGGTCAGGACCACATGCTGGCCTACATCACTCCAGATGAAGCTGGTATTTTGAAAGCCTTGGGTGGCGCTGGAAAGCCCGGTCCTATGGGTATTCCCTCTTACTATGATGAGGGCGGAAACGTGCCGGGTGGTGATCAAACTGGCGATGACACTGCGGAGATGGGCGGCGAAGGCGATGGTGGTCGCGGCCAAGATCAAAGAGATCAAGCAAGGATTGATCAAGCGAGAGAAAATTTATCAAGAAGTATTGATAATCGTGGCTTTTTCGGAAGCATAATCGATGATATAAAAAGTAATCCGGTTCCTAGCGCGTTATCGGCTTTAGGTTTGATTGCAGGAGCACCTGCCCTTGGTATGATGGGGGGACTGGCTAGTTTAGGTGGCTATTTAGGTGGTAAGTTTGGGGGCACAAACACAGGCCCTGTTGGCCCCGAAGATGGTGGTGGCCCAGAACCCTCACAGGTACAACAGATCGTACCTACCTTCAACCCAATCGAAGATATGGTTGGCTCTGAATATGTGGCATATGGCGGCGTTGGCGCAGACCAGTTAAGACGCCAGTTGTTTCCATACATGAACTTTAACCAGCCTACACAGCCCGGTGTTTCTGGTTTAGTTGGTCAATACGCGGGTCCGGGCATGGGCACAGGATTAATGACAGGGCCATTTGGCATGTCGAACACACAGGTGTAGATATGAAGATTGAAATCAAACTTATCCCAGATGGTATGGACTTGAGCAAGGCTATTCGGGACGGCATGCCTGTTGAGCCTATGGCAGAAGCTTGTCCAATTGCTACACAGGATGTTGAGACAAACGAAGAGAACCGTCGTCTTGCTGTTAAAGAAAATCAGTATGGCCCAGCTATCAATCCAGAAGAAAGCTGTGGAACATGCTCCGTGTTCAATATTACAGAGCATATGCAGCAATGCATGAAGGATGAGTCTGGTGAGGTTGGTTATTGTCAGTTGCTAAAGTTTATGTGCAGTGCTAAGAACAGTTGTGCAGAGTGGGCTGAAGGTGGTCCGATGTCGGATCTGCCGGGGGAAGAAAGCCCGTGTGACTGCGGTAAACCTGATTGTAACTGTGGAATGTAAATGGATGTAGTTTCTTTTCTCTCAAGGTATCAAAAAGCCTTGAGAAATCGTGTAGATGACATTAGTTTATCTATTACAAGTGGTAGCGCTTCTGATTGGGAAGACTACAAAGCAAGGGTAGGTGAGATACAGGGACTCACTTATGCGCTTGACGAACTTCAAACCCTGCTAAAAAAGGCTAACTATGACGAAGACTCTCTTAGTACCTGATTATATCCTTGAGCAGCAACGGGCTAAAAAACAAGCCGAGGAAGCTGCAAAATCTAAAACAATAGCAGAACGAGTACCGCAGCCGACAGGCTGGCGGGTTCTTGTCATGCCTTACATGGGCAGAGAAAAAACTGACGGTGGCGTTTACATTCCTGATGCTGCTCGTGAAAAAGAAGCCCGTGCGACAACCGTAGCATATGTCGTAAAGGTTGGCCCTCTTGCATATCAAGACCCTAACAAGTTCGGCGACGGCTGTGAGCCGTGGTGCAAGGAAGGTGATTGGGTGTGTATTGGGCGCTACGCTGGATCTCGCTTTAACATTGAAGGCGGTGAGGTTCGTATTATCAATGACGATGAAGTCATTGCCACCATCATCGACCCAGATGATATAAAAACATACGGAGTTTAAGTATGCCCGAAGCAGCAGAAAAAGAAGAACTTGAAATTATTGAGACTGAGGATGAGGCCCAAGAGGTCGAGACTCAGGAAGTTGACACAGGGTCCGAAGAGTCGGAGCAGAAGGCTGATAATGACGATGATGAACTCGCATCGTATTCGGAATCTGTTCAGCGCCGTATTCGCACACTTACTGGTAAATACCGGGAAGAAGAGCGGCAGCGTCAAGCGGCGTTAGAGTACGCTGAAGGTGTGAAGAAGCAAAACGAAGAACTACAGGCTCGGCTAAACAAGTTAGATGAGTCTTATGTTGGTGAGTTTGGCACTCGGCTAGAGTCTCAGGTTATCTCTGCTAAAGAAGCATACAAGAAAGCATATGACGAAGGTGATGCTGACGCCATGTTTGAGGCGCAGCAGAACATTAGTCGGCTGGCGATGGAGCAGGCAAAGTACGATCAAATAAAAGAACGTGGTAATCAGCAAGCGCCGCAGGCAGTTGAAACACCACAAGCAGCGCCACAGCAGCAGGCACCAGCCAAACCAGACCCCAAAGCCGAAGCATGGGCATCTAAAAACGAGTGGTTTGGCGCTGATCAAACTATGACATATGCCGCTTTTGGCATTCATAGACAACTAATTGAAGATGAGGGGTTTGACCCAACGTCCGATGAGTATTATACTGAGCTAGATAGACGTGTCCGCACTGAGTTCCCACACAAGTTTAAGGAATCAGTTCGTGACGCAGGACCCCGAGTCGCTTCTGCGGAGTCCACGGCTTCCAAGTCGTCTAAAAAGGGGCGCAGAACAGTCAAACTTACGCCTTCGCAAATTGCCATTGCGAAACGCTTGAATGTTCCGCTTGAAGAATATGCAAAGTACGTTAAGGAGTAAGGATATGGCTGATAGAACTACACGCGAATCAACATCACGCGCAAAAACCACACGGCGCAAGCCGTGGACACCGCCATCAAAGTTGGCAGCACCTGAAGCCCCAGCAGGCTATCAGCATCGTTGGATCCGCACATCAATTCGTGGTGAAGATGATCGCACAAACGTAGCTGCAAAGCTGCGGGAAGGATGGGAACCAGTCCGTGCGGATGAGTATCCGGACATGGCTGATCAGTTTCCAACAATTGATGAAGGTAAATACAGTGGAGTCATTGGTGTGGGCGGTTTAATGCTTGCACGGATTCCAGAAGAAACGGTAGAAGAAAGAACTGAGTATTATCGGGAGCAGACCCGCAATCAAATGAAGGCCGTTGACGATAACCTGATGAGGGAACAACACCCCTCAATGCCTATTCATAACGATAGGCAAAGTCGTGTATCATTCGGGGGCAAAGAGTAGCCCTCTTAACTTGATAAGGAGTAAGTAATGGCAAACATTAATGTTGCCTTCGGCCTCAAGCCGATTAATACCGCAGGTAGCACTCCAGCTACCCAAGGTACTAATGCATACTTCATCGACAGCAGCGCAAGTGCGATCTTTCAGGGATCAATGGTGAAGGCTGATAACGGTGGTGAAATCGTTATTTGTTCTGCTACCGGAGATACCGAAGCTCCCGTTGGCGTTTTTGCTGGCTGTGAATATGTATCATCTACAACTGGTAAAAAAGTCTTTTCAAATTTCTGGCCCGGTTCAGGTGCTGACACAAATTTCGACATCGTCGGATTTGTGCATGACAACCCGCTCCAGCGCTTTATAGTTTGCACAGACGCTACTATCACCAACAAAGCAACTGCCGTTGCAGCTATCTTTGAGAACTCACAGTTCAATAATGGCGCAAGCGGTAGCACAACCACAGGCATTTCTAGCGCACAGCTTGATGTCGCAACTCTCGATTCATCTAACGCCTCTCTCCCTCTGAAGATTGTGGGTATTTTGGATGACGCCGAGAACGCCGATTTCACTGCCGCTGGTATTCCTATGATTGTGATGCTTAACAATCACGCGCTGCTTCAGTCTGATTCTGAAGCCGCGATTTCATAAGGGAGTGTAGATAATGGCTATTTCTAGAGCACAACTCGCCAAAGAACTAGAGCCGGGTCTAAACGCTCTCTTTGGTATGGAATACGGACGTTACGAAGGTCAGCATGCTGAAATCTTCGACACAGAGGCATCAGATCGTGCCTTTGAAGAAGAGGTTATGCTGTCAGGCTTCGGCGCGGCTCCAGTAAAAGGTGAAGGTTCAGGTGTGTCTTTCGACGATGCACAAGAAGCATACACTGCTCGTTACAACCACGAGACAGTGGCTATGGCCTTCTCAATTACTGAAGAAGCTGTCGAAGACAATCTTTATGATCGTCTAGCATCACGCTATACTCGTGCACTCGCACGCTCTATGGCCCACACCAAGCCGGTTAAAGCCGCCTCGCTCCCGCACCACGCATTCTCTGCCGGCCC